GTGCTTCCGCTGCCACACGTAGGATCTAAAACAGTATCCCCTTCATTTGTGTAGTATTTTATAATCCATTCTAATATGTCTTGTTCCTTCTGTGTTTTATGAAATCGTTTTGCTTTGTTATTACAAGTCATTTTTAATATAGAAGTAGGTAATGGAACATCATAAACAGTCTTATCTCTGTTTGTAATTTTCCCATATATTCCATAATCTCCTCCATAGTTATATTTCTTTATTTTCTTATGGTATTTGTCTTTGTTATAGACAGGACATTTTTTATAGAATACCAATAACAATTCATGCGCCCTCATAGGCATTCTATAAGAGTTTAGAAATCCCACGCAGCGTGTTTTGTGAATTACTAAATCGTATCTAAACATTTTAGGATTTGAATTTATCAGTTCAACAGCTAATCTCATATCACAGAAAAAGAAATATGGAGTGTGGTCATTTTTAGAAACTCGTTTCAGTTCTTTCCACAACATATCTAAATCTATTTTCTTGTCCCACTTACATATTGTAGTTCCATACGGCAAATCACAAATAAAACAATCTATACTATTTTCTTCTATATTCTTTAATTCCTTTAAACAATCTCCTTTAATCAATTGTATTCCACGATCCATTAATATATAATGAGATAATTAATCGATTACTTCAACGATTCCGTTATTAATATTCATAATCTTTTGATACACAGCAAAGAACCTTACAATACGCGTAGATTCTTTATTAGGAGTTATTCCAGTTCCACCATCAAATCCAGTCAAAGTGGCTCTCTCTGTATAAATGACAGGATGAATACCCATAAGATGTCCTTGACCGAAACTGTTTTCAATTTTCAATCCAATATAATGTTGTGTGCCTTCATCATTTCTCATAGAAATACCATTTGAAAGTCTTTGAGTTATGTTTTCTGCCCCAGCAGGTATATTACCTGTAGGATCAGCAGAATTTTTAAATGAATAAATATTAGAATTCAAAACCATAGGTATGCCTTCTACTAAATCTGCTTCACTTCGTTGTAATGAAGTATTTTTTAGTGGAACAGAATATACATTATTATTATCGATTCTAAAGTTGTATGATTCACCCAATCGAAGTGCTAGACTGTTATAGTAACCAGCAGTTAGAAATTCGACAATTGCTTCTTGTTCTATTTGTTTCTGAACTATCAATCGTTTCACTCTACGAGAAGCAAGAGGAATTTGAAATTCATGAGTTTGTTCTCCAGCACTTTCCTTGTACTGGACAAAATTAGATTGTGTAATAACATCATCAAATCCAATAGAATAACCACCTCTCGAAAATATTTGTTCTTTAATATCTGCCATAAGACTAGGATAAAGTAATGTATCCATAACCAAGAAAACTTCACTTTCTACAATTGTAGATTTTAATTGTGTCTTATCAACTGGAGTTCCTGCTGCATCCCTAGCACTAGGCATAAATCGATGTCCCCATGTATCAGGTGACCATTCAATAACAATACTAACTTCTTGCTCAATAGCAAAAAGAGGCAATTGAACTCCAACAAGAAGAGGAATAAGTTGTGCCAAAGCAATAAGCATTCCTGGAGAGCGTGATTCTTCGTAAGGAATTAATCGTTTTGCTTTATCAGTATTATTGATAAAATCATTTGATTGTTTTGAGAAAGATGCACCTGAAGCTGTAGAAAATCCAAATTCAGAAGTTTCTTTTCCTATAGTTCCAAACGGAGGCATAAACCCACGAGAACGTTGTTGTTGTGGTCCAACAACAGGATCAACAAATCCAGCACTTCCCATATATACATCGTTTCCTGCTTGATGTGGCATAGCAGTTCCTCGTTTATATTCATTACTATAGTGATGACGCTTCCAGTTAATATATTGATTTACATCTCGAACGTCGCAAATTTCTGCTCCTCCAATCGTTAGAAAACAACGGCGAATCATTCCACATGCTCCCACCGTACTAGGATATACTGAATTTGAATCTACAGTAGGAGCGAATGCGTTTGTAACAATTTGAGATACATGTAATTGAGAATTTGCATCAAGAATACCAACATTAGGTAATACAAATCTACAATAAGATTGTGAAATAGTAGTAGGTTGTAAAATATCAGTAGAACATTCTTGATCGACAGGGCGTTTAAGTGGAGTAACCTTTAATACATCAGGTAAGTCAGAACTCATTTTGTTATATAGAATAACTATACAAAAAAATAAATTAATAAAAATTATATTACAAAAAAATTTAACTAAGAACTTGAATTTGTCCATTTTGAAATAGAACAGTATTTTCATGTTCTACAAACAAAAAGAGAGAATGAGGTGGAAATGCTACATCGCTCGGTAGTGTGGAGTTTATACGAAGAGCAAATGTTTCATTTCTAAAATCAATACCATTCGAAAACTTATCATAAGCAACTCCTATATTATATTGATTTTCCAAATCTTCCTCAACAATAGAGTATCTGTTCCTATCGAATTTATTTTGTTTTGTATCGGAAAGTGGATTACTTAATTCAGTCTTTAAAGATTTAGTAAAGTTATATAAGTCCCATACATCACGAACAGAGTTCAATTCAATCATATTCTTTACACTATCGGCAGTTCCCTCTTCTTGACTTGTTCTGCTTACGATTTCAAAATCATAAGGAAGACGAATACCTGATCTTTGATAAGTAAAATCATCAATACGAATATTATTGTTTAGGTCACCACCAGCACCAGGATAAAGCAATTGAGGAGTAGAACTTGAAAAGTATTCATAATTGTTTAGCCATGAAGATGGGATCATGTTTCCGATCAGAGCAGTAGTATCCCTTGTATTGAATAGATAAGAAAGATTTTGTGAATTGCTTACAATAACAGAATAGAATGAAGAATACGTTCTGTAAGTCATAGAACCTGATGTATTTTTCTGTAATGCTTCCTGAGTTGATGCGTCGGGAAGTTCGGTTTCAACAGACAACACAATATCGCTTAATTCGTAAAATGCTCCTAAAGGAGCAGCAGCAGTAGGATTCAACCAACCATTACCTTGAACAACAAAGTTCGATGGAGCAAGGGTTAGTGTAATAATTAAACCTTCTACTAAATCCATATCAACAGGTTGTCCTTGAATAAATCCATCTAAAAGTGGAATACTAAAATCGAATGGTTTATCACATCGTTTTGCTTGAGTAATTTGCTTTCCTGGAGCATATTCATCATCTACACCATTAATATAATTCATAAAAGATTGATTAAGTGGAACAAGTGAAGAACACAGACGATTATAATTCTTTACATTACTATATGTAGCACCTTGTAAATTTTGAATAGAGAGATTATCTATACATGAAGATACACCGATTCTTCCATCAATATAAAAAACGTCTGTTGCGTTAGGTGCTTCTTGAAAGAATTTTTCTCCACATTCAGGAGCATTTCCATCAACATCCTTTACTGTGAATGTTCCATTTATTCTTAAAGTTTTACCCATCATGATACGCGGAAGTTTAGGAATTTGAAAAACAACTTGTTGAAGACCATTTCTATCAGGACTGAAAAGATTATCAGCACCGATATTCACAGGGACGAATTGTAATAATTCTCTTCTTGAACTCATTATATATTATATAGTAAAATTATATTTTATTTAAAATAAATAAAAATACATTTATGGCAAAACAGATCTTCCGTTTCTGTTAATAGTCAATCTACGAATACCTCCTATATATGAAACCATCAATTTATTCTTTAATGGATTTGTATATTCAACACGCAAAGAAGCATTACCAGTAGCAGCGAGATTATATACTCCACCGTACCTTCCTAAACCTCTGCCTATAAAGAAATTTTCATCTTGAAAATCTAAATTCTTAGGATGTATCTTTATACTGGTTAATGATTTTTCTGCTTCAAATAGAGCAACTTGTTCTGTTTTAGGAACAGTTTGAGATAATTGACTCAATCGAACTCTCCTTGTAGGAACAAGTTTATTATCAATAAGATAGTTATAATTATCAGCATCATCAATAATAGTATCAAGATTCTTATGATAGTATCTTTGTGATAATGAATTATCTACAGGAAGAGTCATAATAGAAGTTGCCATGTGATTAATAGTAGGAATATTGATTTGAACTACTTTCTCTCCAGCAAGAACATTATTTCTATATGTGTCCATGGTCATATAATCATATTGAACTCCTTCTTCAGTAGCGATTTGCTTTAGCATAGAAGAAATATAACTCTGTGGAGGTTGAAGTGTTTTTACAATAAACTGTAATTCACTAATAGTGATCGTAGGTTGAGCGGATCCCCAATCAAGTTGTCTCAAACCACAAGTGTTTTGTGTTGCGATATTTCCTGTTCCTGCTCCTGCTCCTCCACTAATTTCATCACCATTAATACCATTATCAAGAAAGACACGAACAGAAACTTGACCTCCTGCGTTTTCAGTAGCATAATTCGATGCCACACCAGTAATATCTCCTAACTTAGACCATACAGGAGGATTAGCATTTGTAAAACCGTATAGTGGTTTTCCTACTAAAAGATTGACTGCTCCACTCAAGCCATTTTTGATGGCACATGCTCCAGCGTCTAAAGCTGCTTGAGTAGGAGTATTAGTGGCAATAGGGTCTTGATCGAATCCTGGATTTTTTTCAACGTGTAAATCAACATAAGTTACAGGATTAGCAGTTGTAACACTACCTTCAATAATACAAAAACGCTTACTATCTTTAGCAATCTCAGAAGTTACAACACCACCATCATCAGCAACAAGACCTTGAGCAGTCCATAGTTCAAGACATTTTTGAGGAACGCATGTATCTATTTCAATTCGTAATCCATCAGTAATCATGGCAGGATATACTTTATCTGATAAAGCACCTAAAACTCCTGAATATAAATGGAGAGATACTTCAATAGTATTAGGATCAGATGTAGCAGTAACAGTAATAGGAGAACCAAAATCATTAGTGGATTTATCATAACGATATGGAACATCAAAAAGTTGTGATTCATGAGAATTCCTTGCTGGTTCATTATCATATAATTCACTATCAAAATCTCTTGATGTATATTCAAGACCTTCGATTAAAGCTCGTTTATTTCTAATAGAACGATTTTCACTGTACATGTGAAGTTTTTGTGCCATTTCACCATAGTTCATGAGAGATTCAAGAACCGTGTTTGTGTTTGCATCCATGATACGTATGTTTTCAATAATGCTATGAAGACCACATTTATTACTAAAATGAACAAGTGGAAGACCTTCCACACCATCTACTTGAACCATAAAGTTAAGAGTGGTTTGTCGTGGATCTATAAAAGATTGAAAAGGAGGAATATGAAATCGTAATGTATCTCCTGCTTTATAAGATTTCTGTTTGTCTGATGGAGCATAAGAACTCCTTGAAGGAATTGATTTAGTGACTTCGTCTGCCTCAAAATCCATTTTATATATATACATTAGTTATATTTTTTAAAATTATTTAACTAAAAAAAATAAACTATACACTACACTACACTTAGATTTAATATGTCCTTGTCATAGACATGGAATTTGTAGGAATACTATTAGGAAGTATTCCGGTTTCCTTTTGTCTAAACATAATAACTAATTCAGTTGTTCCTTCAAGATTTTTCTGTTCTATATTTTCATCATTTGTAATAAGAACATCAATTTTATTTAATTCTATAGTTTCTAAATTATTCAAATCAATCCATATCGGAAAAGTTGTTCTATCACAGAAAAATCTATAACTTCCTTCATCTTGTGTTTTAGTAATACATAGAGTATTTGCTACATAAATAGTTTTTGAAACAGAAGAAACGACACCATTTTGAGATTTAATAGGAAGATTAGTAAGTTGAAAATGATTTGTAGCACTTCTACTTGAAGGTTGAACTGTATTATCACCTATTAAAGCGTATATCAAATCTGTCTGTGTAAGTTTTTTAGTAGAAATGCTTTCTGAAACATCATTATAACCAAGAACAAATCCAACTTCCGTGTCAGGCTTTCTTAAATCAAACATGGTAGTGCCAAACATGTTTAACAATCTTTTCTCTGTAGTTATTAGACGAATTCCTAAATAATACATGCCCCCTAAATCAAATGTTCCTTCTCTTCCTGTTTCACTAGAGAATGTACTGACTTTTCCTTCATAATCATTTAAAATAAAATTGATACTTGTATATTCATTATCCTTATAAGAATCTTCATCTGTAGTGTCTAATCTAAGAAGTCCTAAACCGTCTCTGTCAAAAGCAGGATTATCATTTGTATAAGGAGCATATTGAAAACCTCCTCCGTTATTATTATCTCTAAAAAATCTATTTGTTTGTCTTACATCTAACCATCCCTTTTGAAGGCTTCTTAAAGATCCTTGATCTCCTGAAACACCTGCTACAGGATAATATATCATACCAATATCTCCCATATAAGAAGGGATAAAATAAGATTGTGATCTTGTTTCGTCATTATAATTCATAGTAGATAATGTAACCCATTTATCTCTCGGGTCATTAGCGTTAGGGGTAGTTCCAGGATCAACAGCATTCATGGATAAACTCCACCCTCGTTCTTGTTGAGAACCATCACTTATAAATGTGAATTTGACATATTGTTCTCCTACATCGAAAGTTTGACTAGGATTTCCACCAAGAGAACTTAAGGTTGATATATCTTTAGGAAAAATCCATCCAGGTGTAGAAGGAGAACCAAAAGACGTACTCCATGGAGCAGTAGTATTAGCACTTGAACGAAATCCAGGAAAAGAAACATTTGTCCATGTTATACCGTCAGGAGAAGATTGAACCCCCATTCTATCATATAAAGCGAATGTAGAATGTTCGAATTCAATATCATTTATAGTAAATGATGCGTTCAAACCTGAAGGAGCAACGAATACATGATCATATGATTCATTAGGGTTGTAATTACCACCAGATCCTCCAGAATCGGTAAATGTAGTTTGACTTGTTATGTTAGTAGAACCTCCTGTAGTTGTTGCGTCAAGTTCAATCGTTTGAACTGGTGTTGAAGGAACAGTAGGAGCAGGAGCAATAAATCCAGGTGGTTCATACGGTTCGTCTGTGGAACTATCATATGTTCCTGCGTATCCATCTACAGATAAAGTAAATTCGATATTCATTTGATATTTATTGACCCATCTATACCTAAAGAATAATCCAGCACCTACACGAGGTAATGGTGAATCATAAACATTAATGGAATAATTCGCATCAACATCAAATGTATATTCTGTACCGTCATCGGTTGCTGTATTTATTCCTTTAGAAAGTTTATAAACGTCCAGCTCTCTTCCAATTACTTCATAATCAGCACTTACAAAATTATCTCCTTCTAAAGTATTACTAGGATTTAGTATTTCGCAACTAATAATGAAATTTTGTTGCCCACCAACTAAAACGTCCTCTCCTTTCATACCGAATAAATACTGTGCTACTTGTCCTTTAGGATCACCAGAAGCAACAGAATCATTTAAACTATTAACAAAATTAAAATATTGTATTTGTGTTTCAAAATCTCTGGCTAAAGATTCAGAAAGACCAGCAGCATTTCTAGCAATATCATAACCAATCTGTTGAACAGCAGGAATGGATGAACACCAGCATAAAACGGGGCAATACCACAATACGCTACTCTGTCTGTAACAACAGGAGTATAATGTTGAGATGCTAATGTATAATCTGTATTTGAGAATCCTTGAATACCATAACCTCCACTTGTTATATTAAAACCACCAGGAGTTACATGTCCCCCAGTATTAGACAATTGTTCGTCTGTGGAAGGTGTAAATTTACCAACTTGTTTTTTGATTGCTGCTGTAGAAAAAAAACATGAATATGATTTTGTGTCATAATCAGGTATTTGAACAGTTCCAGCGGGTTGTGTCCAGTCATAAGAAGGGTTTGCTTCAATACCTTGAGCAAGAAATCCTGTATTATAGAAATTTGCTCCTTGATCCTGAATTCTCGCAGTAGCATTAGTTAAATCAGTTCTCTCACCTACTAAATAACCAAAACAAGAATCAGTCCTTTTAGTTGTGTTAATATCATGAGCAGCATATTGAATATCGCTATGAAATTTAGAATCAAGATTAGTTCCAAAGTTTATTCCAGCAGGAACATTTGCTCCAGTTCCCGTATCCCATGATGCTTTATTAAATTGAGGATTACTTCCTAAACTATTGAAATAAAAATTATAAGAATCAATTGCTAATTTAGGTTCTACCAAAATAGTTGATTTGTCTGATGATTCGAAATAGTTTTGAGTAATTCCACTATCAGTTGATTGATTATTATTACCTTCAATAGTAAGGGTAAGATATTTATTTGCTGTATAGTCTCCATCCATACCGAATTCATTTGAACTTATTGTCTGATTACTTATAACAGTATAAAGCGGTCTCGTATATATACCCTTACTGTTATTAACCATTTGAACAGGCATGTTAAAGACTTCTGTTCCTTCTTCTGTTGTATTTAAAAAACTTTTCTGTAAATTCAAATCAATTAATTGTCCTAAAGAAAATTGACTACTTACATAGCCAACTTGAGAATTAGGAGGTAATCGTACTGGTTGTGTTAAGTAATTTGAAAACCTTGAAGGAGTATTAGGATTATGATCGTTAATACCTTTACCTCCTTGTTTGTCATCGGATTTGAGAAAAACTAGACTCATTTTATTATATATAACTTATATATAATAAAATGTATAAAAACAAAAAAGTTTTTAAAGTGAAGAAAACAAAAGAGAAGTTAGTAAAACCATTTAATCTAAGGAGTGAGATTGATAAGGATGAAATGAATGATTACATAGCAAAGATGGAAACAAAATATAAACCTCCTCCTAAATTAACAAAACACGAACATGTATTTAATTAACCCATAATTGTTTAGGTGACAGGTTCATTTTGTATGATACAAAGCAAGAATAGAAAGAAGTGTTTTTCTTCATGTCTCCTCCGTCTCTACAGAAATGAAGTTTTCCTTTAGGAGTGATAACTTGTGTATGTTCTAAATCCATGATTTCATGGAAGTAGTTAGCAAATGTATTACATACATTCATGATAATAATGAATGGTTTTCCTATCTCCATTAATCTCTTAAGGATTTTCTTTTTGATATTAGTTTCGAAAGGAATATTAGTAATAATCATGTCACATTCAGGAACTTCACATGTAAGTAAATTCCATGATGTATCTCCTACTACATTATATCCTAATTCCCTCCATGTATCCATGGATTTAGAATTAGTAGCATTTAACATACATGCTTCCCATATAACATTATCTTTAGGAACTAAATGAGTGATTTTTTCCCACACCCATTTAGGTGTGTAATAATCGTCATATACTTCGTAATTAGATAATGCTTTAAAGTCTGCCATGTTATTATAATATACTATATCACCTTCTCTTTAAGTCATTTTGTAGAACAATTAATATAAATAGTTTCTACATTCTTGACTACTAAATCTATATCTGTTGCCATTATAGTTAAAAGATATAGATTCTGTGTTTTCATGAAGGCGAATATATTTTTTATATGAAACTTCCCTTATGCCGTTTTCGTCAGTAAAATGATAAATCTCAAGATTAACACTTCTTCGATTTACCTTTACAACACGAAAGCATATATCGTTTTCATCATTAAACATTTCGTCTCTAACACTAAACACCATGTTATTATAATATACTATATCACCTTCTCTTTAAGTAGATTTCACGAACAATTTATATTCTACATTAGTGTATAGTCATGGTGGCTTTTTAACCGCGACAGATTATATATTAAGAAAATATATATTATTATTATTATTTTACATTTAATAAAAAACTATACACTACACTACACTATA